ACAATATAATTTTTGCATCCCCCTCTAAGTCAAGAATACGTAATTTACAGTCTATCGGAAGAGTTCTGAGGAAAGGTAATCAGAAAACAAGAGCAACTCTTTATGATATTGCTGATGACATTAGTTATAAATCTCGAAAAAATTATACCCTTAACCACTTAATTGAAAGAATTAAAATTTATAATGAAGAAAATTTTGATTATGATATAGTCAACATACCACTTAAAAAATGATGGGAGACGAATTTTACGCAATACTTAAGTTAGTTTCAGGAGAAGAAATCTTCTCACTTATTGTTGTGGACAATGAAAATGATGACGATACTGTAATTGTCCTTCAAAATCCTGTTCTAATGTGGTCAAATACAACTCCAACAGGAACTTATATTAAGGTTAAACCATGGTTAGAATTACCTGATGAGGATATTTTTATGATTCGTTTAGACAAAGTTATTACAATGACTGAATCAAACGATAAAAAACTAATAAATTTATATAATCATTATATCAACGAAGAGAACACTACAGTTTATGATCAAAATGGTAAAACTAAACCTAATCAAGAAATGGGTTATATATCTTCCGTTGCCGATGCTCGAAAGAAACTAGAGAAATTATTCAAACTTAACCAAGAGACTTAACTATATTATATTTCTTTCAAACCTCACAAAGGTTATTGTACACATATTTACACCACTTGTCAAGTATTTAAAATATGTTATAATATTAATATGAAAAAAATAAGAACATTATGCCTAGAAAGAAGTCCGAACACTATGTAAATAATAAGGAGTTGTTACAGGCTATAACTGTTTATAGGTCAAAGGTTTTAATTGCTAAAAGTGAATTTATAAAGAAGTATAATCAAGATCCACCAAAGTCAGGACCTTGGGAGGGTAAACCCCCTATTTCAAATTATCTTGGTTCTTGTTTCTTAAAGATTGCCACACATTTGTCGTATAAACCGAACTTTGTTAATTACATGTTCCGTGAGGACATGATATCGGACGGAATCGAAAATTGCGTTCAGTACATACATAACTTTGATCCTGAGAAATCCAAAAATCCTTTTGCTTATTTTACACAGGTAATACATTATGCATTCCTTAGACGTATTCAAAAAGAAAAGAAAC